GACCTGAGTGGATATAAATTTCAATCCCAGGCACAAATCGGAGATCTTCGGAATTGCTGGAACATCTATGAACACATACAGATTTGTAATATTTCAGTAAGCACTAGCATTGGTCTTGGAATAAAAACTTATAGCGCGGGTGTCAATGATCCTTTATTCTATCAGTTTCGCAGTGCAGAGGAAAAGTATCAGTTTGCTAAAGGCCAGCAACTTCATTATAATCGTTATCCCTACATTAATTTTTCAACATCAGTTAGGTGATGCCTTGTGCTAAACATATTTATCCCAGCACATTTACAAATACACCGAATGATGCTCTATTCAAGACAGCGGCTGAAAAAATAATCGCAACGCGGGACTTAACTACGTATATTTATACCTCTACCATTCAAGGATCGACTAGCAAGCCCCGATATTTTAAGAGTTATCAAGATTATCTGGCAAATCTAAAGGGGCGAAATCAATAGGTTGGACAGTATATTTTGTCTCATGTTTAAGAATCTGGCTTGATACAGCAGGAAATGCCTTTCCTAACTTCTGAAGAATTTCTAGCCGCCGATGTGCTAGTATCTGAGCCGTCCATGTTGCGATTCCAGCATTAATCGTTGTTGCTTCCATCCTGTTTTATCCTGGGCTTCGGGGTTGAATCAATTTTATGCCAGTTGCTCTTGTTCCAAAACCAATTTCTTAGCCATAATTTCCTTAAAATTCGGTAGCAACTGAATATGAAGCGTCTTTGGATCAAAGGGGTCCTTAACAGCCTTTCCGATAAGAGTGGGCATTTCCGGCGGAATATTATAAGTATAGCAATCTCCATTGGTATTGTCTACCCAGTACACAATACCATTTAGGGCGGCGCGAATCAAATTCTTCTGAAGCAGGGACATTTAGAACTTATTAAGGGCTTAAACATTCTTCAATTTTATGAAATAAAATAAGACAATTTTTACAAAATGAACTTATAGTATTGCTCCAACTCACACCCTCGTGGGTGGTCTTCTATCACTGACCCGGAGCAATGGATTAGTGAATGCAGCCGCCGCTGCCTACTCTTTATCTTTTTTATTTTTCGTTTTCAATTTTTATACCTCAAGACAACGTAAACAAATACGCCAATTGATTAAGGTCTCCCAAAATTTCATCGCGAATATTCAGTAAGTCAGTATCTTTAGGATCAATTGTCTTTGAGAATGTTCCCTGTAAGTATGAACGAGCAGCATTAAGATAAATTGCCGCTGTCTTCTCCGTCATATTTTTAAGAGTAATTGTGGCCGTTGCTGTAGTTACACGCGGACGACCATATTTTCCCATACTAACTTCCACAAAATAGTCAATATGCTTATCCAATGATTCTAAATACTTGTCTGTTGCTATATGCCGAGCATGCTGATATGTCTGCCAGTGATAGAGCTTAATCTGATTACGTATCTCAAATAAAAATTGAATCTGCTTTGACGTCATACCTACTTCAGGCAACTAAAATGGTGAAGCATATGTGTACTTTCTGTGAAAATTATATTCCATCAATGCCATCCAAACATACGATAGAGAATTGTTCTTTTCGTATGAGTGTTAAATGCTTGAAATGCTGTATGTCCGGACATCTAACATCGGAATGTTCTATGGAAATTACTTGGAAACGTCCACAGTATCTTGAAGACTTAATTTCAGATGAAGATAAGAAACGCTGGCAGATAACAACCCAGACACCTATTCTTCATTCACCCCTGACCTCAAGCAATTATATAGAGACCGCCCTTCGTGAAATTCCTAAGACCGATACACTACGAGTTGTTAATCAAGATAAGAAGATCCGGGATTTCATGCGCGCAAATGGTGTTAAGACAGTCCACGAGCAGATTGAAAACATGCGCATTATAACCGAATGGGCAATCCAGCAGGGTAAGCGTATTGAATTTGTAAAAGAAACCGCCGCTACCAACAACAATGTCTGATGGAGATAACAGCACAGAGTTCTTTGAGAAAATCCTCCGTGCTGAGCCCAAACCTCCTAAATCAATCCAATTAGAACTTGATGCTGGAGACGAGCAGGGAATGTATGAATTCTTTTTAATGTTTATGACACATACTTTAGCCTCATGGTATGGACGACCTGTAGACCTCAAGAAAGTGACCGAAGCAAAACTCCAAACTCTAGCAGAATATTATGCTTCCTTTGGAATTCGGTTTTTATGTGTATCCGAACCAGAGCCTGAAGTCTATATGCTGGACAACAAGAAGTACTTGGAGGAGAATAAGCTAGAAGCAATGTGTTTCCAAGCAGTTTCAGGTGGAAAACTCTGGACTATTCGTTTTAAGTTTCTTTAGCGTGTTGGCCATCCAATCCGACCCATAAGAAGAAGAGTTATCAGACCTGCGATACTTATAGTCGCAAGAATAACAGGGCCGGCCTGTGAAGCACCTATAACTTCAAAGTTTTCTATAACAACACGTTTCTTAGGCTGGTCATCATAAGCAGAATCGGCCGTCATCTGATTTAAATTCTCCTGACTTTGCTGAGTTAACTGATTGGGATTTCGGGGGTCTGAATCACTATACTCGGAAGGAATCGCCGCACGAGCATCGTTCTTAATAAGAGACATCTTCTATTCCCATGGGAAGAATTTACTTCTGTGGAACATACTTGCTGGTAAATGCCGGACTGAATGAAGCACCGAAATTATCATTAGGCTTCTGATGTTCAAATACTTTGGCTCCAGCAGAACCTGTTGCTGCTTCCAGTGAATGAGCCCACTGTGTCGGAGGGAAAGGCGTGGATGCCCAAGGACCTGTGGACTGAGGACCCGTGAACATTCCTCCATTTGCTAGTGGCGGAGGGGCCGATTTGTAGGCACCGAATTGTATTGCTTGTTCGGGTGTTGCCCATGTTGACCAAGTCGTTGTCGGGAGAAAATCGGCCATTCCAAGTTTACCGCCACGCTGTCTTATCCGCCGAGTTTTGCGCTTCAGTTGCTTCTTCTGTTGCTTCTGCTTCAGTTGCTGCTGCTTATATTTTCGTGTAGTAACGCACCCCAGTTTGCGATTACATACGCGTCTTGTTTTCCTAAATGTATTGGCGTTTCTTGGCATCCCTTCTTTGACGTTAGATTTTCCTTTTTAGTTTCTTGCAGAAGATAAAGAGAATGTCAACACGTTCCGAGCGCGTAAAGTTAATGATTAAAGAGGTTACAGAGGCACTCCTTTCCAAGCCCCCCGCTGTTGTCGCCGGACAATTTCCCAACTACCAGACCGAGTTTCCTCTGTTGTTTGCCATGATTCTAAAGCCAGATTATGATCAAGCAATTCTTCAGAAATTGATTGAACAGTTTGAGAAGATGGAGTCGGGGGCACAGACACAGCATCAATCCTCAGTTGAGGTTGGAACTGTTCTTGTAAATACCTTCGTGAAGGGAAAGGTTGCGCAGTAGTTTCACCCCTCGTCCTTGATGGTAACATAGACCCCACACTAAGAAGTTCAGTTGTTAGTATAGCCAATTGTGTTTCAGGAGTATTATCCTTATAAAACTCATTGATTTCAATATCATGCTGAGTACACCACTCAATTGACCGGCTAATATTTTCATTTATCTGTGCTTGGAGTAGCGCAGTCGTTTTAGTTTCAATTATGGTAAGTGTTCGCTTGATTGCTTCAATCTGACACTTGGAAAATAACTCTTGAAAAAACATAATTTCTTTCTCAAATTCCAAATATTCTTGTTCTTTGTGCATGGTTGCGTTTAGGAACGATAGAATATTCTTCCCTTGTGTCTTAATTGGAGACAATGCTTTTGAGAAAATGCGGATAGCTTCTTCCTGCGGACCGAGATATCCGCGACAGACTAAATATCGCTCGGAATTAGCTGCTCGGCTGGTCTTTGGTTTTGAAATTGTCCATTCACGAAAATGGCGGGTTGTAATATAGAGCATTTCCAGTGTTGGCTGAAGAACTGTATCAAAGAATTTAATAATTAGAACTCCGCCCTTTTCTAGCACAGTAAGTCCCAAGAGAATTTCTGCTAGAAGTAACTGGATAACATTTTCTTCTTGATTATTGAAATCATTTGTAAAATCAAATCCTCCATCGGCTGTATATAAATGCGCCTTTCCACAAGGACTTTTTGCTGCTAAAATTTCCTTAAACGCGGTATGATTTTCTAGATTGTATAAATTACCGGTATTATCTTTACCATATGTAATTTCAACTCCGGGATTTTTATGAAGAAAGGCTTGTGACTTTTTCCATCCAGGTATATTCTTATCCGTTGAACGAAGTGTCATCGCAAGACTGCCTTGAAGGGTCAATTCCCTTTTTGCCGCAATATCAATGATTGCTTCAATGAAGCCACCGGGCCCTTCGGCTGAATGTGCTGTCACGAAAGCAGGTGGAATACTATCTGCTAGATTAAGACTTTGCCAGATTTCAATCATTTTATAATATGAACGACTTAGAGGAATTTTCTTTGCTACACTGTATTGCATGCGACGAGCAAGTGATAGAAAAACAAATTCATAGGGATTTGTAATTTTCTTATATTCATCCCATGTATTTTGGTGGTCCATATCATCAATGCGATTTTTAAGGCGATGTAGAGTCATTAAGATAGGAGTTAATGCTGCGGAGAAATGACCTTTTTGCTCATCTTTTACTTTCGTGAATTTAAGGTCGTATCGCATATAATGAGAATGTGGACCACCGGGGATCCAACCAGGAGATATATCAGCCATACTTAGTTAGTGGTGGTGGGGTTTAGATGCCGTAAGTATAATCTAACTAGAGCACCAGCAGGTCCTCCCATGATAGCTTTGAGGCCTTTTTGCGGACTCCACAGACTGAGGCTGTTTTTTTCGCGTTCATCCTTTCGGAGATTGACTGAACGCGGATCTTCCCAAACACTGCTGACTCGTTCTTGAGCAGCCTCAAAATCTTTTTGGGAGACTTCAGCAGTAAAAATCATATATTGAAAATACATCTTGGCCTCGGGATAATCGCTGTGCGTTGATGAGTATGCTAGATTCTGCTGGAGTTTGAGTTTTTTTAAGGAACAGGGAAAGATTTTAGATTCCTCCTCTATTTCACGTTGAATCGTGTATCGGAGAATTTCATTCAAAAAAGATTCGTGCTCCTTTCCTCCCACTAGACGGCGGGCTGCTAGCATCTCCTTCTTTTCAACTTGGCCCTTGATAGGTTCCCAGTTATTATGGTCATTCGGTCCTCCTATGGGTTTATTCCAGCGATGAACTATAGCAAACTTGTTTGGTGAATCTTCGCCCTTAATAGTTAAGAATACACAGCAGCGCAGGAAGATTTTAGCCTTTGATTCGGGCATTTCCACATACACATAGTCCTTGTCAAATCGGTCAAAGTGATAAACGCCTAATTTAGCACCAGGCATAAAAATATCCCAAAAAGCATGGCTTCCATCGGGCGTTTTTATCTTTTCATTTTGTGTCATTATACCTATTCTATCTACACTAAAGTAATTTCCATCTCCTCATATTCAGCAGTAGTCTCGCGCTGGTCTGGGAGAGTTGCTTCAAGACGGAGTCGGGGTAGAGCACACGCATCATCCTTTCCACCACCTGCTGCGCGTGATTCAAAGAGCGCATTTTCTTCATCCTCCTCAGTAAACTGCTCCTCCTTATCTATCCCTACGAGGTTAACACCCGTGGCTTCGCTCATGAACTTCTTGAGTGAATCTTCGTCCAGCAGAATTGATGAGAATGAAGTACCGCCACGAATAGGCTGACCTGTCATGATATTAGCTGATACACCTGTAATCGGATCTAGTTCTCCGAATAGAGCAGCACGAAGCATAATATCTTCCGTCTGCTCAAAAGACGCCTTTGCTAGAGGTCCAATGTTATTCTTGTTAATGCCATAGCGG